GAGAAGCCGTTCGTCCGCATCGTCGGCGACGGCATCCGCGGCGAGCGCACCGTCTGGTTCTTCGATCCGCAGAGCCCGTGTGGAAAGTTCCAGACCAAGGAACTCATCGCCGCCTGGCACGACGACGCCTGGCATCTCGCCCATCCCGAGCACCCATTCGCCTACATCAAGTGCGCACTGCTCAACCGCGAGCGGCTGGTCGACAAGGTGAAGCGCGACGTGCCGCTGGCCTGCGTGAAGCGCCGGGGCAAGATCGCCTTCATCCCGCTGGATGCATCGCCCGCCACCGAAGACCTGTTCCTCCGCCACCTCTGAAGATCCCATGGACGACACCGACCGCCAGAAGCTCCTCTCCGCCGCCTTCCACGATGTGGAAACCATCGTCGCCGGCCACGCGATGCGCCCGCTCTCGCTGGCCAGCTACGACGTGCTGCTCCGCACCGGCAACCCGCTGGTGAAGGGCGAAATGCCCAAGGACGGCACGCCGGAGTTCACGTCCTCGATCATGGGCTTCGTCTATGCCCACTGCGCCCCGTGGCCCGAGGTGGTCCGGGCTTCGTTCAATGACCAGGGATTCCGGGAAGCCGCCCTGATCTTCTGCGGCGGGCTGACTCCTGAGGATTTCCAGACCGCCTTCCAGCACCTGGAGGCACAGAGTCGCGAGCTGGAGGCGGCCCAGGTCGATCCCGTGTCGGGACTGGCGGGAAAAAAGCCCCTGCCTGCGACGAACCAGGCTTCGTAGCCGCCCAGGTCTTCGCCGTCGCCGCCGAAACCGGCTGGCCGGAGGAGCGGATACTGTTCATGCCGCTGGCAAGGCTGGCGCAGTATCAGCACTGCCTGCTGCGGAGGAACGCGGTGCGAACGACGTGGAGCCGAACGGGGGCGTGCGAATCATCGCTCGCCGACCAACTCGCCCTGCTGCGTCTCCAGTGGCGGGAGTCGGTTGACAGCGTTGAGCAACCATATGGACCTGAACTGAATGTGCGAAGCCTACCGTCAAGTGCGTAAGAGCGCCGCGACGGGGATCGACGGTCGGACAGTCGCCCAATACTGTGAATGGAGAATCTGTGGGACCTCCGGGATGGCATCCATCAATTAGATCGTCGGCGATCTCATCCCCCATGAAATCAGGGATCCGGGCCTTAACCTGACGCGAATGACCGGGCGGCCCTAGCCCGGAAGTAGCAGAACCGGACCTCGACTGGTTCAACCGTCCCTGGAATTCATCCAATCCCGATCCCGACGGTTTGACCAGAGCCCCGGATGGAAGCCCGTGGAAATCCAATTGGACGAAGGCCGCATTCTGATCCCAAAATATACCTGACTCGCCCGCTGGGTTCAAAAGATAAACGGCACCAAAAAAATCTTGGCAAAGCGGCATGGAAAACTACTTTCGCTGCAAAAAAATCTCACTGAAATGTTCCAATCACGCCCAATTCTGGCGACAACCAGGGATTTTCGTGTCGAAACACCGCCCACCGCTGCACCGGAACACATCTCCCACCCCTTTTCTCCGCAACCCCCATTTCCGCGCCTCTAGGTCGGACCCATTGGCTCTTTCAAGACTCTACCACAGATGAAATTACTCCTAGCAGCGCCCCTCAAGGCCGTGGCCTCGGAAAGACATCAAAGCAACGGGGGGCCGAACACCAGCCAGATAAAACACGATTAAAATGAAACCTAAATACTTCAGAATAATTATCTCGATTCTTGCTTTTGTCTGTTTTCTTGAAAACAGGATGCAAGCCGCCGTAGAGAGCTTGGGTGACAGCGTTACCGTTGAAATACCTAATGACTGGAGCATAACAACCAGGGACGCTTCGATGTTTATTGCGCGATCTCCCTCGGGGTCGATAACTCTGAGCGTTCGCAGATTAGCTAACACCGAGAAGAAAATCACAGTTAAAGACTACGATACATTAAACCTTCTTCTTAAGTCGTTACTAAATTCGGAAGAGCTCGCAACCATAAAATCTTTTAATGATGCAGGATACCCATTAACAAGTTTGGCGACGGATGCGCCGTTTAGCGGAGGCGCTCAATCAGATTACATGTTTTATTCGGCCAACGTAATCAGGGCGCTATCCATAACAGACTTTAAAAATTATTTCAGCGTCGTCTCACAACATATTTTTCTTACCGATGGAACGAACAGTTTTCTGGTCAAGCTGCTTATTTTCCTCGATTCAGCCACTCAGGATGAGATTAGCCAATCAGCCGAAACAATAGGTAGCTTCACATCAGAAAAAATATCCTCGCCACTAGATGACGATGATGCTGATGGAGTGAGTAATTTTAATGAGGTCATTTTGTACGGGACTGATCCAAACTCAAAAGATATACCCCAAGGCACAACTTACCAAGGACCTACGATCACGAGCGACTTATCAAGCGTTTCCGTTCCTATCTCACAGAACATCATCCCTTACGCAGTTACGACTAACTTTGGAGCAAATGCATTCACGGCCACCGGGCTGCCAAAAGGGCTGAAAATAGATGCAATGACGGGTGTCATATCCGGAATGCCATCTAAGAAAGGAACTTATACTGTGCGCGTGACCGCTAGCAAAAAACAAGGCAAAGTGGTAGCCGATTCGGTTACTACTTCAAAATCGTTAATTGTCTACTAGCACGTCACTGAAAGAGTGTGGAAAACACACCCCATTTCTCCCTCCGGTCCGGGCGCCAGTTCTTCCAACGGCCTTCACTCCAAAGACAGACTCCCAGCTGGTTGACTCCAGCCCCGGCGCATGAGCGCCCTGACCGTCACCCTCGGAGCCGACATCACCGCCCTGAAACGGGCGATGGCCGGTGCCACCGAACTGGTCGGCGCGTCGGCCCGGCGGATGGGGAGGCTCACGGGCGCTGGACTGGCCGGACTTGGCAAGGGCGGTGCCGCCGCCTTGCAGAAGGGCTTCAGTGTCGCCGGGACCGCGTTCAAGGCATCCATCGGCGCGGCCATGGCCGGCGGGGCCGCTGCAGTGGGAGTCGGCATGAAAGCGGTCACGGCAGCCGCCGACTTCGAGCAGACCAAGGTCGCCTTCACGACCCTGATCGGCGATGCGGCCAAGGCGGAGCAAACCCTCGGCAAACTCCGCGAACTCGGGGCCAAGACGCCGTTCGAGTTCCCGGAACTGGCGGATGCCGGCCGCAAGCTCATCGCCTTCGGTGAATCCGCCGACTCCGTGCCCGAAACCCTCCGACGGATCGGCGACGTGTCTGCGGGCGTGCAGGCTCCCGTCAACGAGATCGCGGAACTCTACGGCAAGGCGCGGGTCCAGGGGCGGCTCTTCGCCGAGGACATCAACCAGCTCACCGGCCGCGGCATCCCGATCATCCAGGAACTCGCCAAGCAGTTCGGCGTTTCGGATTCCGAGGTGAAGAAGCTAGTCGAGTCCGGCCAGGTCGGCTTCCCGGCCATCGAGCGGGCGTTCATCGATATGACCTCGCAGGGCGGCAAGTTCGCGGGTATGATGGAGGCGCAGGGCAAGACGACTTCCGGCCTATTCTCCACCCTCAAGGACACCATCAACGAGGTGTTCCTCACCCTCGGGCAACCGATCAACGACGCCATCCGGCCGCTGGTAGAGCAGGCCATCGGTCTGGTGCAGAAGCTCACGCCCCTCGCCACCGAAGCGGGCTTGCGGGTCAAGGAGGCGGTGATGTTCGTGATCGCGGCCTTCAAGAGCGGGCAGTTGCTCGACCTCGTGGCATCGTCCCTCAAGCTCGGCTTCGCGGTGGGCGTGAACGCCTTGGTCAACGGCTTCCGCGCCGCCATCGAGTTCTTCTGGAACCTGATCACCGACGGCGCGATGTGGAAGAGCCTTGGCACCACCCTGCTCGGGCTGGCGGCCGGCTTCGGGGCCGCGCTGCTCAATGCCTTCCAGACGCCCATCGTCTATCTCCAGGCGGGCATGGAATGGGTGATCGCCCACCTGCTCAAGGGGCTACTCAAGATCCCGGGGATGGACGAGCTGCTAGGCTTCGAGGCCGGCGACGTGGAAACCAACTTCGCGAGCATCCTCAAGGACCGGCAGGAAGCCGGCGCGGAACTGTTCGGCATGAACTTCAAAGAGATCGCCGAAGGCGCTCAGGGGCTTATCGGCCAGGGAGCACCGAAGCTCGGCGAGCGGGTGGCTGAGGCGGCGCGCAAAGCGGGCGAATCCACCGGCGGCGAACTCATCAACACCCGCGGCCTGCGGGACAGCTTCGGCAAGGTGGTCACCTCGATCCGCGACACGATGCCCAAGCCCGAGGATGCCGCCAAGACGGTTGCAGCCGCGGGCAAGGTCAGCGGCAGCGCGCCTTCAGCCGCCAAACCCAGCACTGCCACCCTCGCCCCGATTGTCACCTCCCTCGGCAAGGTCGGTGGCGGTGGCTACTCGTCCGGGGCGCTGGATGCGCAGCGCGAGAACAACCGGCTAACCGGCGAAACCAACCGGCTCTTGCACGATCTCAATCGGCGGGTCGACAAGCTCGGAGGCAGCGGCCAGGCGGCCTTCGGTTGACGCCGCGCCCAGGCCAAGATGCCGAGACACGTTGCCATCCAACCGGGACGCCTCTATCCGCAGCCCGGCTACTCCGTCCAGATCGACAAGGAGGGCAAGTGGACCGCCACCCAGATCTTCCTTTGCCACCGCAGCTCCGCCGTCGCCCTGATGCCGCGACCCGGTACGGTCCATCCGGAGATCAACTTCATCCAGGTCTCGCAGGTCACCGCCAGCTTCACCGAGGGCGACCTTGCCGAAATCGTCTGTCAATACGCCGGGGCGGAGGAAAAGGAAGAGGACGACGAGAAGAACAACGCCGTCTATTCGATGGGGCTGTCTCTCTCGGAGGAGCCGCTGCTCAGCCACCCGCGCTACAAGGACCTTGAAGACAAGGAGCGCGAGGCGATCCAGCTGATCCAGTCCGGCAAGGACAAGGACGACCAGGGCAACAAGCTCCGCGACAAGATCGAGAGCGACCTGGGGAAGGAAGGCCTCGGCAAGATCGAGCGCGGCCAGACCAGCTACTACAGCCCGCGGGTGACCTGGCGGGAAAGCTGGGTGCGCGACAAGCCGGCGAAGTCGTCAGATCTCAACGACATCGGGAACATTTCCGAACCATCGGGCCCGGTGCCGGAACTGGCCGGCGGCCGCAACTGGTTGCTAAACGGCGTGAGCCAGTCGCAGGAGGGCAAGTCCTACCGGATCGAGATGGAGTGGCTGGCCAGCGACCGGGGCGGCTGGGACGAGGACATTTACAAGGACGAGGAATGAACCGGCTGCCACCCAAGA